GCATGCAGAGCAGGTAGTAGGTGCCGGGCGCCCGGACCCAGCCCGACGTGGCATCGGCGGGCAGCGCCGCGAACGTCACGACCGCCGTCTCGATCCGTACGCCGATCGCCCGGCCCCGCGCGTTGGCCACGCCGAAGTCGACGTGGGCGGTGGTGCGCGTGCCGTCCACCGTCTTGCGGCTGGTGAGAATACGTGTCGTTTCCATGATTCTAGAAACCTCCATTGGGTCCAGGGTCCGGGCCACGCCCCCATGGCGGGCCCTACTGAGTAGACGATAACCGAAGCGCGTTTGGGTTGTCAACCAGCCGCGTTAGGCCCGGAATCGTGCTACAGCCCCCCGCAGATGCCTGGTAAGCGGAACCTGGCCCGCGAACGCGACGCGCATGGCAAGACGTATGCCGCTCGCCTGGCCGCCATCCATCACCAGCTCGTCACGCAGCTCCCCGAGCTGGATCGCGCCTTGATCGGCTGGCCGGCGATCCTGGCCCAGCTGCACCGCTGCGGGCTGCGCCGGCTCGACGGCCGCCCGATCTCCGTCCGCATGGTGCGCCGCTGGCGCCTGGCCGCCTGCTGCCCCGTGCTCGCCGGCTCGCATACCATCGGCCGCTGCTACACGCCCCCTCTCTCGACGAGCTACGCGCTGACCGCGTGGACCCTCAGCCAGCGCACGACGGACGAGCGCGCCATGGGCTTCCGCGTCGCTCTGGCCCCTGCGCCAGCGCCGGATGGGAAGGCGCCCGAGCAATCTGACAAAGCATGCCGCAAGCCGCGACGGGCATCGGCCGTGCTAGCATCGGGCACCGCCCCCTTGCATCCGCCCTTGCGTCGGGCCGAGCCGCGCTCGTAACCCTGCGGAAGCGCTCACGCATCGTCCGATGCCCGTCAGGCCCCCAGCCCGATGGGCGGCCGCCAGGGGTTGCCGACCTGCCCGAGCTGCGCCCTGCGCGGGACTATGCGGCCCCCGAGCGTGCGAATGGCCATGGCAGGCCGCAGGCCCCGGGGCCACCCCCGCCGTCGCCGACCGCTTTGACGCCATGCATCAGGCCGTGGCCGGGAACCTTCCCCGTCCGTGAGTGGTGCGACTCCCCGGCAGACGCCCCTGCATGGCTACTAGGCAATGGCCGTGCCAGGCCACAGTCACAGCCACAGACAGGAGCCCCTGGCCCCTCTCTCAGAGAGAGAGAGAGAGAGATTATATATATGGTACAGGAAGGCGAGTGTGGGGTTTCCTGGGGGTTAGGAGCGGCGACATAGGCGAGTGTGCAGCCATAGGATAGGGGGCCAATGTTGTCGAGTGTTGAGCTGAGGGAAATCGGGGGGTTAGTGCGTACGTGCCTATGGTGCAGTCTGGGGAAAGGATGGGCGATCATGGCGAGCGCGATTTGGGAGATTCGGGACGACACGGTGCAGCATGCGATGCTCCGGCTCTGGTGCGATGGGTGCGGGCGATTGCTGGCGAGCTATCGCGTGCCGGCGGCGGCGGCGCAATGGGCGGGGCCGGCGGGCGGGACGGCGCAGAAGGTGCTTGCGCGGCGGGACGTCGTGGCGATTGAGCGCGGATGCCTGGCGGGGCATCAGTGTGGGGGCTCGGGGGCGGGGGGCTCGGTGGGCAGCGCGTAGGAGCAGGCGCCGCCGAAGAGGGGCCGGAGCAGCCGGACGCCGAGCCGGCCATAGGCGGCGCGCCAGGCGTAGTTGGAGATCCCGAGGCGCCGTTTTTCCTTCATGGCGAGCTCGACGGCGAGGGGACCATGCCGGAGCAGATCGGTGAGCACGGTCATGGCATCGGCGACGGCATGGGGGGCGTCTTGATCTTTGGGGGGTGGGGCGACGAGCTGATCGGCGTGCAGGGTGCTCGCGCCGAGCCAATCGACGCGGAGCCGATTGTGGGCGGTGGTGGTGAGCCGGAAGCGGAGCGCGCCGGGCGGGGGACCGAGATTGGATTTGACGGGAGCCAGGATGCGGGTTTCGGGCTCGTCGGGATCGGGGGCGACGAGCAGGACGGAGCGGGCGACGCCGCCGAAGGCGATGGAGCCGCCGCCGCGGTAGAGGGCTTTGGGGCCGGGCTGTTTCGTCAGGTGGCGGACGAGCAAGACGGCGACGTTCAACTCGGCGGCGAGGGCGGCGAGGGGCCCGAGCACGCGGCGGACGTCTTGGTCGCGGTAGGCGTCGGTGGCGGCGGAGAGCACGGCCATGACGGGATCGATGATCAAGAGCGCGGCGTTGCAGGCGCGGATGGCGTCGCGGACGGTGGGCAGCCCGTCGGGCAGTGTCGGGATGCGATCGAGATCGAAGGCCAGGATCCGATCGAGATCGGCGCCGGCCGCTTCAAGCCGGGGGCGGAGCGTATCGCCGATGCCGTCTTCGGCGTTGATGATGACGACGCCGAGCGGTTTCAGCGGGGCGAGGGGATCGCCAGGGAGTGGTTGTTGCGTGGTGATCCGGGCGGCGACGTCCATGGCGAGCGCCGTCTTGCCGAGCCCGGGATCGCCGTCGAGCACGGTGAGTTTGCGAAACGGGATCCACCCCGTCCAGAGCCATTCGACTTCTTCCAGGGGCACGGTAGAGACTCCAGTCCAGGGTTTGGGCCGATCGCCGTTCAGCCCGAGATCGGCGACCTTGGCGCCAAGTGTCGCCAAGGTTTCGCGCGTCTCGGCCTGGTCGGCGGTACGGGCATCGGCCATGGTGCGTTTGACGGCTTCGGCGAGCTGATCGGTCGTGCGGGCCGTAGCCGTGGTGAGGAGCAGCGCCAGCACGGGTTTCGGCATCTTGGCTTCGGCGGCGAGCATCGCTTCGGCGGCGAAGGTTTTGGGATGCGGGATGCCGGCGGCGTCGAGCGCGGCGCTGGCGGTCGAGAGATCGCCGCCGAGCTGGCCGGCCTGGTGCGCGGCGCGGAGCGCGCGGAAGGCGTCGCCATGGGCGGCGAAGAGTGCGGGCGTCACTTTCGGGTGGGCGAGCCAGGACGGATCGGCCATGCAGAAGCCGAGAAAGAGTTTCTCGGCATCAGCATCGACGAGCAGCTGCGGGCCGCGGGCCGTCATGCGGGGAGCGGGCGGCCATGCCAGCGGCGATCGACGTCGCGCGGATCGGGATCGCGAATGCCGTCGAAGAGCGGGCGATAGAGCGTGCGCGTGCCGGAGGCGCCGCGGATGCGGCGGGGCCGGGGCTGGGGTGCGGCGTCGGCATCCCAGCGGGCGACGGCGGCCGCCTGGTGGACGGCGAGCGCGGTGTGCCAAGGATGGGGCCGGAAGAGGGATTGCGGATCGAAGCTGACGCCGTCGCTGATGCGCGCGGTGCCATGCGCGCTGCGCGGCGGCCGCCAGACGGCGGCCCGCGGCACCGCGGGCGCCGTCGGCCGGCGCGGCCGTGGCGGCGTCGGGGCGGCGGGCGGGGGCGCGGGGGGCGATGCGGCGCCGATGAGCACGACGGGGACGGGCGGGGGCGTGGCGGCCATGTACGCCCGCCAGGGGCTGAGATCGCCCGGGGCGCTCCAGAGCGCACGGGCCACGTGCAGGCGGACCACGCCATCCGGGCCGACGCTACAGCCGCCCGTTGGCCCGCAGGCGGCGCTGGCCACGCGGAGCCAGGCGAGCAGGCGATCGGGGGCGTCAGGCATGGGGCACCCAGCGCTTGTCGCGGGCGCGGGCGAGTGGGGGCGCGACGGGCAGCAGCTCTTGGCCGCAGCGCCGGCAGCGGATGCGAAACGTCTCGGTGCCGGGCTGATACTCGCGTTGCTTGGATGGATGCTTGCAGCGCCGGCCGGCGCCGGCCGAGCGGGCTTCGCCGATGGTGCGACGGCGGCCCATCACGTCACCGCGGCGCCGGGGCGGTGGTTGGTACGATAAGGCGACTTGTCTCACTCACGCTGAGCAGTGCCACATCTGAGCCCCGGCGGCGCGGCGTCCCCGACATCAGGCATTCCCCCTTTCGTCGATTCTCGAAACCTCGCGCTCGAGCGACGCCGCGAGGGCGAGCATGACGGCGTCGGCGTGATCGAGCGGAATCGGCTCGCCCGGGAAGCGCCGGGCGGCGGCGAGCCGGACGGCTTGCTTCAGGGCCGCCTTCGGCGCCTTCGGCTGGCTCGGGAGCCCGACCGCGGCGCGCCAGCGCTGGGGCGGGACGACGACGAAGGGAATGCCCGCCGCGGTGAGCAGCGCGTGCCAGATGCCGGCCCCGAAGCCCGTTTGGAAGGTGCTAGCAAGCCCTTGGCCGGGCCGAGCGCCCTGTTGTTCGACGTAGGCGAGCGCAATGGCGGGCAAGCGCTCGATCTGGCGCCAGAGCGCCGGCAGATCGTAGCGCCGCACTTTCCCGGTGCCTTTCGGAATCCAGACGACGGGCGTCGGCTCGATCACGAGCGCGGCGGTGCGGCTGTAATTCTCCGGGGGCCCCAAGAACGCCATGGCGCCCGTCGTGCCGGGATCGATGCCGAGAAAGACGCTCATGGCAGGCGCCCCAGCGCGGCGCGCACGGCGTCGAGCGCACGCCGGAAGGCGTCGGCGCCGCAGACGCAGCCGTCGACGGCGAGCAAGCGCTCGCATCGCAGATCATGCTCGCCGACGCAGCTGAGCCAGCCGCGGTGGCTGTCGCACTCGTCGAAGGCGTCCACCAGCCGACGCACCGCCCGGGTAAAGTCGCTCACCGGGCCGCCCCGAGCACCATTCCGACGAGCACGCCGGCATAGAAGGCGACGCAGAGCGCGAGCTGGATGGCGCCGAGCCAGGGCGGCCGCGGCAGCATCACGGCCCCTTCTTCCGGCGCCCCGTCGGCGGCCGATCGACGTCCCGCTTGTCGATCTCCAGATAGAGCTCGTTCCGTTCCGGCACGTAGCTGACGCCGACGACGTCATAGGCGCCGCCGGGGCCGGCGACGGCGAGTGTCATGTCGACGCGGAGCCCGGGACCGACGGCGCGCTGGCGGGCGCGGATCAGGCTGACGAGATGGCCGGGCGTGAGCGCGCTCATGAGCGCACGATCTCGAGCCGGAACCGTGTCAGCGGCTGCGTCCCGTCAAGAATGCCGTCCATGCAGGGCGTGCAGGCGTACTCTTCCGCGTCGGGATCGCCGTCGAGCTCCAAGACGAAGAGCAGCTCGGCGAGCGGCCCCGTCTGCGGCTGCTGCGCGCCCATGCATTGCGTGCAGAGATAGCGGCCGCGGATGGTGCCGCTACAGGCCACTGTCATGCTGTCGCCCCCAGCTCGGGCGGCCATTGCCGCAGGACGCGCATCGGCACCCACCAGGCTTTGCGGCTCTGCTCGTAGGCCTGCCAATCATCGACGCGGGCGAGCGCCGCGGGCAGCCAGCCGGCGATCTGCCAGTCGGTGAACCCGTTGCCATAGACGAGCACGTAGGGCCGGGGCGTCGTCTCATGGCCCGGGATGATCAGATGGGGGCCGGTGGCGACGATCGAGCCGAACAGATGCCAGACGACGCCTTTGACTTGCCAGCCCGCCACGTCACCCGTGCCGTCGTCGGGCCCGAGCGTCGGGCACCAGCGCACCCCGAGATGGACGGCCAGGGCCATCTCGGCGAGCGCGCCGACGATTTGGTCGTACCAGCACCGATCGAAGCGGCGGGGCGCCCGCATGAGCTCGGAGCGCCCTTCGAGCCGCATGCGGTAGTACCGGGCCACCCCGAGCTGCGCCGCCGTATAGGCCGCCGTCGCCGAGATCGTGACGGGGACGGGCCGGGGCGCGGCCGTGTCCCCAGACAGGTCGAGCACGTCTCGATCGTCGACGTCTGGCATCCATCCACCCCTTCCCGCCACGGCCGCGCCGCGGGCTGCTGCTCAAGGCGGCCGCCCGCGGGGGATGCTGGCAGCCGTCTTGCCGGGGGCGGGGTGCGCTTGGCAGGGCCGAACGGGGGCGTTCGGGTGAGCCCCACCCCGAGCCGAACAGGGGGAACAGGGGGAAAAGGGGCGGCCCCCGATGCAAGGCGGGCGCAAGGGATGCCCGGGCATCCGGCGTGAAATGCCAGCCGGGCGCCGGCACCAGGCCGCACCTAACCCAGTGAAATCGCAGATTCCTTCTTCAGGGTGGTGCGGGCTGGTGCTATGCGGGGTGCGCGGGCATCGGATTCGAAGCCAGCCGCTCTGTCCATGCTGAGCTACGGGCGCAGGAAAATCAACTATTTGGCGGCCTGATATCGGACCTTGCACCAGGATGCAATGAGAATGCAAGGAGTTGGGTTGGCTCTGGTTTTGCATCCGGCGCTTTGGGGGGATCGGGATCACGCCTTTTTCGCGGCGTCGTGGAACGTCTCGACGTGCTGCGTGCGGTCGACCCGGCTGGCGGCCAGGCGCGCGCGGAGCGCTTCGACGTTCCCCAGATTGTAGGTCTTCAGCATGCTGAGCGTCTTGTGATTCGAGATCGCCATGGCGTCGTGCGGCGTCATCGGCGTAGGGCCAGAGAGCATGTCGGTGACGGCGGTGTTCCGGGTATGATGGAAGACGATGCCGCCCGCCTTGCGCCCGACGGGCATCCCGGCTTTGCGGCACGCCGTCTGCCACGCCTTCTTGAAGTCGCCGACGCAGCCGTAGTGCTTGTTCGGCGTGCGGCCGGGCCGGCAGTAGCGGCCGTGGAAGAGGTACGGGCACCAGGGATTCATCGCGAGCTGCCGGTCGACGATCTCGAGCCCGGGCCCGTCGAGCGGCATCGGGTGGGGTTGTTCGTTCTTGGCTTCGTCGCCCGGCCAGCTGACCATGGCGCGGCCCAGATCAGCCATCGTCTTCAGCGTCCGTGAGAGTTGGCCTTTGCGAACCCCAAACAGGCGGGCGAATTCGACCAGCACGACGACGTAGTCCGGCAGGTACTCGGAGAGTAGCGCCTGATCGGCGCCCTGGATGTAGCGAGCTTGAATGGGCCGCGGCTTGAGTCGGCGGATGTAGGGGGCCTGCGCGATCGTGCCCTTCTGCTTGGCCAGGTTGAATGCGCGGCGCAGGATCTCACACCGCTTGTTGATCGTGGCGTTGGTGATGGCGTGCCGGCCCGTGATCGCCTGCCAGGCGTCCTGCATGGCTTCGATCCGCTCGGGCGACAGATCCTTCACCTTCATGGGGCCGATGGCGGCGCGGAGCTGGGCGACATGGCCGTGGACGGTCCGGAGCGAGGGCAGGTTGTTCGCCACGTAGTAGGCGAGCACGCGATCGAGCAGCACGTTGACGACGAGCCCACAGGGCAGCGGGCTCCCCGTGGCCGTGGCGGCCAGGCGGATGGCGCGGAGCTTGCGGGCGTCGACGACGGAGCTCGTTCCGGTGCGCTCGAATTTGGTCTGGCCCTTCAGCTGGTAGGTGATGGTGAGAAACCGGGAGACGACGCCCGCCTTGGAGATGCGGCGCCAGATCCCGGGTTCGACGGCTAGGAGGTTCTTCGCCATCGCTAGCTCCGGGCCGGCGTCGCCAGGTAGGCGGTGAGCGCGCGGATGATGATCGCGCGCAGGTTCGTCCGCTCGTCGGCGGCGCGGATCTTCGCCCCCCGCCAGAGTGCGGGGGGGAGCTTCAGCGACGTCTTGATATCGTCGTCGACTTTGGGGGGAGCCACCGGGGTGGCCGTGCGTGTTTTCATACCCTGGAGTATACGGGTATCGAGGTAATGATAGCAAGCCCATGGTCCCCGCTCAGGTGCTATGGCTGCTGAAGCTCTCGATCCACCGTTCAATGGCCCGCCGGGACCAGCGGACGGCCCCATTCGGGACGAGCTGCCGGCGCCCGGGGATGGCGTCCCGGGGGCCGTGCTTGATCGTCGAGACGGCCCGGCCCGTTAGCCGGGCCACTTGCTGGATCGTCAGCCATTCGTCATCGGGGCCGCCCAAGGGTGCCGGCTCGGGCTCGTCGTCGCGGAGCGCGCAGCGGCGTTCGGCCACCGTTCGCAGCTCGTCGGACAAGTCCAAGAGCAGCTGATCGAGATCGGCGGCGTGCCCGATCGTATCGATCAGCTCGGCCATCTCGGCGTGGCGGCGGGCGATCAGCCGGGCGACGCGTCGATCACTGCAGGCTCGCTTGACGTTCGACGCCGCCATACCAGCGGGGGCCGATCTAGCCCCGGGCCCCGGGATGTGTCAAGGTGGGCGAAAGCTTGCTGCCTAGCCTGACATAAATGACAGTATCCTACGCGAAACTACCCAAAACGACACGATTTTCACTGTGGACAAGTCGCGTCGGCTCAGGAACGGCGCGGCTTTCGGCGTTTCGGCGTGGCAACCATGCGGACACTCAGCGCTTTCACGCGGGCTTCAAGTGCGGCGATCCGGGCTTTACAGAGCGTGTGTTCCCGCAGCAGCCGATAGAGCACTTCGGCGTCGGTGCGTGCTTGGAGTCGGACGCGCTGGGCGTCGATGTAGGCCAGCAAAGTTGCATCGACGCCGACCACGAAACGTTTCACGACCCAGCCCCGCCCGCCCGGCGGATCAGTCTGCTTTGGTTTGTCCACGGCATGACGAAGCCGAAAGTGACGCGATTGAGCAATAGGACGGTTTCCCCTCTTGACCATTTTTGCACGATGTTGCACGATGCGCCTTCTTCGTCCTACCTGCAACGTAGTCAATTCGTCAGATTGTCCCGCGATCTCGATGCAGGGTGGTTGTGATGACGAAGCATAGACGGAAGCGCCCCAGCAATGGGCGTGCGGCGCCTGCGCGGGGCCGGCGGGGCCACCCGCCAGAGCGCATCGGGCCGCTGACGCTGCCGCTCCGCGATGCCGCTGCCCAGCTCGACATGCATCCGCGGACGCTCATGCTGCATCTGCGCCGGACGGATGCCCATTGTCTCGTGAAGGTCGGCAGCCGCTTCCGGATCGATCGCAAGGGCTTTTTTCGGTGGTGCCGGCAGCTCGGCTTTGAGAGCGCCGGGCCGCCCCACTGAGCGCGGGGGAAGAAAGCAGGCGCGGAATGCGGGAAGAGCTGGCGCCCTGGCGGCGCGATTGCATCGGCGGCTCGGATGCCCCGGCGATTGCCGGCGTCGATCCCTTCCAGACGGCGGGCGACGTCTGGGCGCGGAAGACGGGCCGCGTGCCCGATGGCGGGGACGAGGGCGGCGGGCTGACGCCGCTCGCGCTCGGCTCGGCGCTCGGGCCGCTGCTCGTCGGCGTCGCGGCGAAGAAGCTCGGGCGGCCCGTCGCGCCCGAAGTCTGGTATCGCCACCCGACGCTGCCGATGGCGGCGAGCGTGGACGGGATCGCCCTGGATGCCCCGGCGACGCTCGTCGAAGCCAAGACGAGCGGGCTCTTGGGGCCGGCGCCGGCCGTCTACGCCACCGCCTACGGCGACGACGGGACGGACGAAGTCCCCGAGAGCGTGCTCGTCCAAGTCCATCACGCCTTCGCCGTGCTCGACGCGCAGCCGAACATGCCGCCGGTGCAAGCCGCCCTGATTCCCGTCCTGCTCGGGGGCCGGGGGCTCCGCTGCTACCGCGTCGAGCGGGACGACGAGATCGTGGCCGAGCTCCTGCAGCTCGAGGGCCGCTTCTGGCGGGACTACGTCGAGCGGGATCGCTGCCCGCCGGACGATCCGCCGTCGCTCGATACGCTGCGCCGGTTCCAGCGCGAGCCGACGGCGCCCCCGATGCCCGTCGATCCGGTCTTCGTCAGCGAATGGCTGGCGGCGAAAGCGGTGCGGAAGCAAGCCGAAGCGAACGAAGAGCACCTGCAGCGCCTGATCCTGACGGCGCTCGGGAACGGCGAACACGGCATCTGCGAGCTGGGCCGGCTGTCCTACAAGGCCGCCCAGCGCCAGGCGTACACCGTCAAGGCGTCCATCGTCCGGACGCTTCGTTTTGTCCCGAACGACAAGCGGAAGGTGGCATGAGCCGCGGCGGCTTGAAAGGGCCCCTAAACGGCCATTGGAAGGGTGGCCGTTACCGGACGGCAGATGGCTACATCCAGATCAGTCGGGCGGATCATCCCCGGAGTGCCCCCAACGGCTACGTCTTTGAGCATATCATTGTCATGGAAGAGGCTCTCGGTGGCCCGATTCCCACTGGCATGGTCATCCATCATCGAAATGAACGCCGCGACGATAACCGACCAGAGAATCTCGAGCTGCTCAGTCGGGGCGCTCATTTGATTCTCCATCGCCGTGCGCGATTGGCGAAGCAGACGGCTTGCAAGAAGGGCCATCCTTACGAGGGGAACGTCTATCCGCAGTATCGGGATCGACGGTGCATCATCTGCAGTCGTGCGCGGGCGCGAGTACAAAAACAGCGGCGCAAGCAGGCGCCTAGAAGGATGATTGCATGTCAGACGTAACAACGACGGAGCGGACGATTGATGTCGTGCTACCGGAGCCGGTCAGCTTGCCGCCGACCGCTCTTGAGGTACTGACCCGAAGTGAGATCGACGTCGCCATCGCCACCGCGCGCCGCTATCCCCGCTCGCTGGCTCTCTTCAAACAGATGGCTTTGACGATGATCCGGCTTGATCAGGAAACCGCAAGCGCTTGCTTTTGGAGTCTTCCCCGGAAGCAACGGCAGGAAGATGGATCGTATAAGCGAGTCAACTTGGAGGGGCCATCCGTCCGTCTCGCCGAGATCGCGCAGATCGCCTATCGAAACATGCGAGCTGGCGCACGGATCATCGCTGAGACGGATCGAGAAGTCGTCGCGCAAGGATGGGCGCATGACGTCGAGAGCAACGTCGCGATTGTGACCGAAACGCGACGGCGGATCGTTGATCGGAATGGACGCCGATATTCGGACGATATGATGGTGCAGACGGCCAATGCGGCGTGTTCGATCGCCATGCGGAATGCCATTTTCCGGGTCATCCCCCGCGCCTTTATCAATCCGCTTGTCGAAGTCGCCAAAAAGGTCGCCGCAGGCGATGCGAAGACGTTGACCGAAGGTCGCCAGCGGGCGCTCGCTGCCTTCGCGGAATTCGGTATTTCAGCGGCAGCCGTCTGCGACAAATTGGAGCGCCGGGGTATCGAGGATATCGATCTTGAAGATCTGACGCTGCTCGGTGGTTTACTAACAGCCATCCGCGAGAAAGAGACGAGCGTTGAGGCTGAATTTCCATCAGCAGCGGGCTCCGGAGAATCAAAGCTGGCCGAAACGCTGCGACGGCGGCGGGGGGTGGATGCTGCCGCCGATGCCGGCGGTCGCGGGAACGAGCCGCCCGGCAGTGTCCCCCCCGCCCCCCCACCACCCGATGCGAAGCCGCCGAGCACGCCCGACACCGCTGCATAATCAGGGAGGTTCCCGTGAAATGCGGAATCACAAGCTCTGCGTGGAATGCTTCGACGCGCGCCATCCGGGCGCCCCGGCGCACGCGCTCGTCGGCGACGCCGGGACGCGCTGCTGCGTCTGCGGACTCGGGCCGGCGCGGATTCCCTATCGCCACGCGGCGCCGTTCAAGTATTGCCGCGTGATCCATGGTGATGGCGACGATGCCGCCGGTTGAGCATGTCGCCTTCCCCCGCCAGGGGACCGTGCATGCTGGCCGGCCCGACGAGTCGCGCACGCTCTGCGGCCGGCGGCGGCGGTGGCTGCGGGTGACGCCCGACGCGCTCACGTGTCGCCTGTGTCAACGCATCATCGCCCGCGCCGAAGCCGACGAGCGACGGGTGGCGGCCGTGCTCGGGCGTCCCTGATGCTCGACTTCGCCAATCTATGGGCAGTCTGCGATCTGCACAGCTCGCGCCTTGGCCGCCTGCCCATGTGGCCAATCGATCGGCTCGAAGACCGCCCGAGCTTCTTCGATCGCCAGGGCTTCCCGATTCCGAGCGTCGATGGCGCCGAGCCCGCGCTCGTCTGGGGGCGGCTGTTCGAACATACCGACCGCACCATCGGCATGGACGAGCTGCCCGATGGCTCGTATCTGTCGACGGTCTGGCTCGGCTGCGATCACGCGCTCGTCGGGCCGCCGCTGCTGTATGAAACCATGCGATTTAAGGGGACGGGGCGCGAATCGCGTTTCTGGAAGGGCCGCGAAGAACGGGACGTGCTCGACTTCCCCGATCCCGAGACGGACGAGCCCGTCGATCAGCTGCGCTATCGTACCGAAGAAGAAGCCGCCGCCGCGCATCATGAGATCGTGCGCCGGCTACGGCTACGGGAGGGGCACTAGATGGATTGGCGCGGCGTCGCGATCGGGCTGGCGGCCGGCTATGCCACCGCCTGGCTGGTGCAGCGGCTGACGGGCCGGACGCTCGTCGAGCGCTTCTTACGCTGGCGCTACCGCCGCCGCGTCGAGCGGGCTGGGCCCATCCTGCGAAACGCCATCGATCGGCTCGAAGCGGAGCGCGAGCGGCTGCGCGGCATGCGCTGATGGGCTCGACGCTCGGCCGCATGGAGCGCGATGGCGTGCAGCGCCGCGAAGCGAAGAAATGCCCGCCGCATCCGCCGAATAAGCAGACGTGGCAGATGGGCGACTACGCGACGCCCGATCAGCTCGTCTGCGGCCGCTGCTTTGCGGTGCTCGCTCGTCGGAAGAGCACGCGGGGGAAGGCGCCCTAGTGAACAGCCGGCGGCTGCTCGTCCTGGCCCGTCTCAACTAACGTGCGCGCGAGTGTGAGCATTTGCATGGCGGCGCCGCGCGCGGCGATGGCATCGTCGAGCGCGCGCCGCGCCTTCTGCCCTTCGCGCCAGGTGTAGGCCGCCATGGCGAATTGCGCCACCAGCCCCCCGAGCTGCACGATTGCCCACCAGGGCATCTAGTCTAGGACGTGGCGCATCTCGGCGTAGATGGTGTCGAGCTTGCCATCGATCGAGCGCGCCATCTCCGCGTAGACTTCCCGCAGCTTCTTCTGCTCCAAGAAGAGCGCCGCTTCAGGCGGGGAGAAGAAGCGCCGCTGACGGAAGATCAGGACGAGCATGGCGGCATTGAACGCCGTGGACAGCGCGCCTAGTACCAACATCCCGAGCACGGCCGTTTCAAAGTCCATGGACTCGATTCTAGCCCCAGGCGGCACCAGCCGACAAGGGCCGGCGGCGATAGCGCAGCTGCGCTATGGACTCCCAAAGCCCGCCGGACGTACGTCTTTGCTCTAGGGGCAGCATCAGGCTGCACCAGAAAGGCTTACCATGAAGCATCTTGTCATCGTCGCCGCCGTCGTGCTGACGGCCACCATCGCGGGGGCTCAAGTCCAGCTCTACGCGCCGAACGGGCAGTATCTCGGCAACCTGAACAGCAACCGCTTCGATCCGAATTCGGTCGCGAACCCCTTCGGCCGCTACGGCAGCCAGTTCAGCCCCGACTCGATCAACAACCCGTTCAGCCAGTGGGGTTCTCAGTTCTCCCCCAATGGCGTCCGCAACCCGTTCGCCACGGGCGGCCCGAGCCACTTCGGGTCGACCTGGGGCGACGACGACTAGGGGGCCGACCATGAGCTTTCCGCTCTTCTTGATGCTGGCGGCGATCGTGCTCAAGATCGGCCGCATCGCCGATCGTGTCGATCCGCAGCCGCAATGGGACGATCAGCCCGGCCGGATCGGCCGCCTTGTCGCCCGGATCCCGGAAGCGTTCACGGTACTCTCCGTGATCTTCCTGCTCTTCCTAGGTGTGTGGAGCATCATCGTCCACGGGTTTCCTGGCTAGCCCGCTGATGGTGGCTCAGGGTCGGTGCTCTTTCCGCCAATCGAGATAGGTCCGCAGCAGTATCCCCGCGACGACGATGGCGCCGACGGCCGCCACGATCTTCAGCAGCGTGCCCACCGTCACCATCATGCGAACGCCGTAGCCGTATGCGTGATGGCGTTCGTGAATGCTTGGGCATAGCTCTGGATCTGCGAAGCACAATCGAGCCCGTTGACGATCTTCCGAGCGTTGTAGAAGTCGGTCGTATCGTCCGGGGGCTTCGACACGGTAATGTATTTCGGGAGCCCGACGCCGGTGAAGTCGCCGTCATACATGCCGCCAAAGATGATCTGGGTGGCGAGCTGCAGATCGAGGGCGAGGTCGGCGTTCTGGACGAGCGCGCCATTCAGGTTGAGCTTCGCGTCTTGCTTCTTGTAATTATCGTACCAAGTGAGTTGGACGAACCCCCGGCCGTAATAAATCTGATTGTACGGTCCATCGGGCACGCCGTACGGCTTCCCTTTTCCCTTGCCGTATTCCGCGATCGGCTGCATCGTCTGCGCCGTCTCGTGGAATGTCGTCGCTAATATATAAGCGAGATGACGATCGTCGCAGCCGATCTGCTCGCTGTAGTCGAGCAGCGCCGTCATGCCGTCAACTTGATCTTGGCTCATGGAACCGGAGAAGAGCGACGAGCGGACGGAGTCAAAGAAGTATTTTCGTTCAATCATCTTAGGGCTCCACGCAATACGCGGTGACGGTGATGATAAGCGAGGATCCGGGAGCGAAGCGGCTGATGGCGGCGACGCGACCGAGCCAGCCGGTATCGGTTGGGCCGTCTTCTTGGAGATGCAGGCGGGAGACGTCGGCGGGATTCGTGGTACTGACGCGGACGCCGCCGCCGATCGGGACTTCCGAGGAGAGGCAATCAGACGTGACGGTGATCGGGGGGCCGACCGGGGGCCGGAGCGTCGCGACAGTCTGGGAGCGCCCGTTAACGATCTGTCCCATCGATCCGGTCGGGCCGGTTGCTCCCGTCGGGCCGGTCGCTCCCGGGATTCCCTGCGATCCCCGCACGCCGGTCGGGCCGATCGGTCCCGGTGGTCCCTGCGGCCCGGAGGCTCCCGGGGGTCCAAGTGGTCCAGGCGATCCGGGCTGCCCGGAGGGTCCAGAGGCACCGGGCGAGCCAGTCGCGCCAGTCGGACCAGTCAAACCGGGCGCTCCCATCGGGCCCGGAGGGCCCTTGCACTTCTTCGCTAGTTTGAGGGGTATCGGGAGGCATTCAGAAGTTGCCGCCGAGGCCGAGAGTAGGAAACACGCGATCATCCCGAAGACCACCACGGTTGAGCGCATACGACCCCGCTACGAAGACGAGCAGATGGGGCGAGAGAACGGCCCGGAATCCGAAGGCGAGAATTTCGGTATGGCGCTGGGCATAGTCCACGCCGAAGAGGATCAGCGGGTCTTCTGCGCCGGTGCCGGACTGGCCCAGGAACTCGAGCGCCATGCCGAGCCACGGGAAATAGACGGGCGCGGCGATGCCGCAGCCGTAGCTCAGACTCGATTTGTTGGCGAAGGAAAGATCGACGTTGTAGGCGATGCGAGCATTGAGTTGGACGGGGCCGACCGTCGTGCCGGCGGCGAGGCCAGGGCTGAGAAAATAGGAGCCGGTGCCGAGACCATTTTGGGGGTTCCCGGTCGGGAAGGTCGCTTTCAGCGTCGCCGCGAGCCCGGGGATGAGCTGGTACTTGAGCCGCAAGCCGAGATCGGAGGGGCCCGAGAAGCTGACTTGGGTCCGGCCGGAGAGCGCGCCGGTAGTGATGGTGACGTGAACGTTCTCTTGAACGATCGGGAGAACGAGCGAGCCGTCTAGGCGGTCGGTGAAGCCGTGGGAGAATGCGAGCACAATCGTATTGGCCCGGACGGCAAGGGCGACGCCGGAAGACGTCGTGAGCGTAAGATCTTCGGTCTGAGCGAGGACATTGGCGTTCGAATTGCCCTCGCCAAGCGTGTCGTCGTGGGGCAGATAGATCGGGCCGACGGGATCCATGGTCGAATCGATCGCGCCATCCATGTTGGTGACGGACGCCGGGGAGAGTACGACGGTATCCCCAATCGTCTGCAGGCAGAGCAGCATCACCGCGACGGCGCTCGGCCCGCTCGGCATCAGCCGCGGCCCTGGCGTTCCAAGAAGGCGAAGCGGCGCGCCACGTCGTTCCCGTAGTCGATGACCGCCGGATGCAGCGAATCGGCATGGCCCGAATTGTAGCGCTTCGCCGCTCGCCGGACGCTGCCGCCCGTGGCGTCGAGATCGTCCCGCAAGTGCAGCGCGCCCGCCACCATGTTGTCGATCGGATCATCGATGTTCGCGGGGCGCCCGGTGATCCGCTCGATCCGGGGCGCGTATGCGCGGAACGTAGCGGGCATCAGCTGCATCAGCCCGCGGCCCCCATCCGGCGCGAGTGCGCGCGGATTGCCGCTCGACTCGCGATGGATCACGACGCGCATCAGGTTTTCAGGGATGCCCGTAACGCGCGCGATGGCGCCGATCTCACGATTCCAGGCGCCCCCGTAGCTGCGCGGATATGTGCTCGGCTGCCGCGGCGCTGCCGCGGGCCGGGCCGGCGTCGGCCGCGCTGGGGGCGTCTCGGCGCCCGTGTCACGAAACGCAGGCGACGGATACGCCGGGCCGCGCTCGGCGCCCGTATCGGCGGGCGGCGGCGCAGCCCCTGGAGTCGCCGGACCCGTCGTCGATTCGACGCCGCCGCCTTGACTCGCCTTCTCCGCAGCGTCCAGCAAGGGATCGCCGCTCGGCCCCGCGTTCAGTACCTTCTGCGCGGGCACGGCGGCGCTGGTGATGGCCCGGGCCGCCGTCGGGCCGCCGTATTCCGCACCCTTCAGCGCTTGCCCGGCCATCTTCCCGAGCGGCAGCTCATGGCCCGCGAAGAGAATTTCGCCAGCGGCCCAGGGATCGCCGCGGACGAGCTTATACATGGCCGTCGCGGCGACCAGCGGTTTCGTCGCCCAGCTCGCGCTCGAGCCGGCTTTCTGCCATTTCGCCATCCGCTGGAATGCCTGATCAGCGATCCCGTCGGGATCGAAGACGGCTTTGACGTCTGGATGGATCTTCCCCCAAATCGCCCCCGCCTTCTTCGCATCGCCGCCCGCGTTCTGGAATATCTGCCCGTAAAAGCCTTGATTGACTTTCGACCAGACGTCGGGATGATTCTCGGCTAAGAGATCACGCGCGAGCTCTGCCTTACTGGCGTTGGTATAACTACCGCCGACAACCTTAAATGCGGTGATCGGATCGGCTTTGCGCGCCGCCCGAATGATCGGCTTTTGCAGCGCTTCCCGCGTGGCCGTGATCGGCTTCCAGGCTTCGGCGCCGGCTTCGCGGAGCCCTTCCGCCGGTGTGCCCTTCAGCATGTCTTGCAAGGCGCCTTCGATCAGCTCGGTGACGCCTTTGACCTGCATCCCGCCTTTCTTCGCGATGCGGAGCTGCTTATCCAGAAAGTCGTAATCCGGCGTGATCGGCTTTCCCGCCGACGTCTTGCCGCCCGTGATCGCGTCGATCACGTTGTTGGCCGCCTGGCGCTCGCCCCGCGACATCGTCTCGCCCTGATCGGCGAGCAGATCGCTCAATCCGTGATAGAGCCGCTGCCCCAGCGGATTCTCGGCGGCGGCGACGAAGCCGGTGGTCCCCGGCGCGGGCGGCCCGGGGAGATTGGCCACCGTCTTGGCGGGGGCGTAGGTTTCGGCGCGGGCGGCTTGGGCGGCTTCACGCGTGGCGGCTGGAACCGCTGTTTCCAGCGCTTCGCCCGCGATCTTCGGGGCCGCTTCCGGCGCTTCGCCAGCCAGGCTCTTGGCGACGGTCGTCGCCGCCCCTGCTTGGCGTGAGGCACTGATCGCCCGGCCGACTTGCACGCCCCCGAGCCCGAGCTGCGTCAGAGCATCGACGGTGCTCGAAGTCTCGGGCGAAAAATCCGCGGCCCGCATGCCGGCGCCGACAGCCGTCCCGGCCAGCGTCAGCTCGGGCGCGGCCACGGTGCCGAGCGTGGTCAGGATGTCGCCGCCGGTATTCCACCAGCTGCGATTGGGATCGGGAGCCGGGGCGCCCGCGGCCACCGCTTGCTGCACCGCAGTTGAGCCCGGCAGCGCGCCCGCGACATCCATCCCGAGCCGCTGCGCGGCGTCGCCCCAGTCAGTGATCTTTTGTTTCGCGTAGTCGGCTGCGCGCGAGAGCGACGGCCCCACGCCCCCTTCAAACCAGCCCGGCGACTCGTCGGCCGGCGGTGCGGCCCCGGCGACGCCGGGCGCGTTTGCGATGATCTCGTCGAGCTCGTCGTGCGTCGTCGGCAGCCGATCGACCGTCACCGTCTGCGGCTTGCCGCCGATCGTCAGCGTGATCGACGGCATCAGGGATTGAATTGATACTGGATGCCGCTGCGCGTCCGGCCCGCGCTGGGGAGCTGGCCGCCACTCGGCATCGACGACGACGTCACGTTGCCCGTGCTGGTGCTAGTACTCGTTGTCGACGGGGTGCGCTGTGCGGCGGCGTCGTCGATCTGGTCTAAGCGCCTGAGCACCATCCGCTTGAACGCCTGCGCGCGTTCTTGCGTGATGCCGCCTTCGGCAAGCCGATTCCACGCGGTGCCGAACATCTCAATTTCCGGCATCGTGATCCGGACGCCTTTCGACGCCGCGTAGGCTTTGATCTGCGGAATGATGTTCGATTGCCCTTGCCGCAGATACTCGATGTGATCGTTCCCGGTCTCGCCTTTCGCCATGAACCAGAGCTTATTGGCGTGCGCCTTGAGCGCCGCGGAAATCGGCGTTTTCGCGCTCGGCAGCTCGGACAGTGATTCATCCCACATCGGATCATTGAGATACGCGCGGATCTTGTCGCCGTTCATCGTGCCTTCCGCCTGCGCTACCTTCCGCCCCTTCTCCACTTCGGCGTTGGCGGCGTCTTCATACTTCTGTCGCCGCAACTCGTCGAAGCTCCGCGGCGGCCGGCGCGCGGACGGTTGCGCGCCGCTCGGGCTGGGCGACGGCACGCCACCCTGGCCGCCGCCCGGGGGCGGCCCCGTGTCAGCCGGCCGGGCAGGGGGAGCGCCTGCGTTTGCCGGTGGTGCCCCACCGCCGCCCGCACTACCACCACCGCCACCCCCACGATCGTACTGCTGCCCGAGCGGCGTATCGGCGCCGACGGGACGGCTGCCCGGCGAGACGTATTCGTAGCGCCCGGGGAATTCCTTGCTCGGCACGCGCACCAAGCCCGTCTCGTCTTCGTATTGGTTTTGGCCGACGGATTCCCCTTCGGACTTCGGCGGCCCAGCCGTCATCTTGTAGCGAAAGCCCTTCTGCGCGAGCTGGTCCTGATACCACTGGCGCATCATCTCGTATTGCCGCCAGAGTGCTTGTTGCTGGATGCCCTGTAACCGCATCTGCTGCGCGGCATCGTGGCCCGTCAGCTCCATGGCGTCGTGGGCCGCTTTCGCGTCGAGCCCGGAGTTGAAGCGATCGACGCCCGCGTTGTACGCGGTGCGGTAATCGCGATCCATCAGCCCGGCCATGCCGAACGTAAACAAGTTGGCCAGGAAGCCCGGCTTCGTCTGCTCGGGCAGATAGGGCCGCTTTGATGGCGCATAGGCGCCCTGCGTCAGCTGCAGATACTGCTGAAACGCGGGCCCGAACGTGCCCGTGCCGGAATACGGCGGCGGTTGCCCCGGCGGCCCGGGCTGCCCCGCTTGCTGATTGTCCCCGAGCGTCTGCTGCGGCCCTGGCGGTAGGGCGCCTGGCGGTGCACCGCCACCGCTCGGATCGGGCGCGTCCGCGGGCGGTGGGGGCGCGGTGCCCGCGGTACTGCCGACGTCGCCGAGCGTCGGGAACTGATACCCGCTCGCCCACGGGCCCGGCTGCGCCATCAGCCGCCGCCTGCCTGGCTCCCGGCTTGGGATGCTTGGCCGCCCATGCTGCCGATGCTGCTCCCGATCTGCGCCCAGCGGTTGCCACTCTGGCCCATCATCTGCCCCATGAATTGCGTGGACGTCGGATACGTCGACATCTGCGCCTGCAGCGCGCGATCTTGCTGATAGGGGCCCTGCGCGCTGACGGCGCCGGACGACAGCCCCGCCATGCCCGTCCCGAAGTTGGACGTCATCTGCGGGACGTTTTCATAGAGCCCCATCTGCGCCCCGGTGTTTTGCAGCATCGCCGCCTGGCCGCCGAGCTGGTAATTCCGGAGCCCGAGCGCCTGATTGTAGCCCTGGCCACTCAAGGCGCCGTAGGTGCCGCCCTGGCCGGTGGCCGCCTGATTCAGCTGCCCCATGCCTTGCTGATAGCGATCCAGATAGCCTTGATAAGTATTGTACGCCGACTCGGCGAGCGCGTTTTGCTGCGTCTGATTGAAGAGCGCGAGCGCCTGCGCGCCGGCGGAACTGTTGGCGTAGTCCGGCCCGAGCTGCGCGCGGAGCTGATCCTGCAGCTGCTGTCCTTGCACTTGGTAATTCTGCTTGAGCATCGGATCGGCGAGATCCGTCGTGCCTTGCTGGTAGCCGAGAATCTGATTGCTCAGCCCCTGCATCTGCTGCTGCAGCGGGCCGAGCATCGCGCCGTAGGCGCCGAGCGTGTTGGCGCCTTGCTGGCCGTACACGTTCCCGAGATCGAACGCGCCACCCGTCGCACCGACGGCGCCCGGCAGCGTCGACATCGCGCCCGTCGCGATCACGTCTTGATATGGCTGGTTCAGCTGGCTTTCGAGTGATGGGTTGTATTGGAGCCCGTAGTTGCCGCCCGTCGATGCCGTCGGCCCGGGCCCCGGCTCGGGCGCGGGCGGCTGCGGCGTCGCCTTCTTCGCCTTCCCCTTCGCGCCCGCCTTCGGCGCCCCGGCGCGGACGGCGGGATGCGCGGCCGCGCGCGGGGGTTGGGGCGTCGCCGCTTTCTTCGCCTTCGCCATTTACCCCGTTGGATAGTTCGTCGGCGGGCTGTAGATCGGCGGCGCACTCACCGGCGCCGCGGGTCCGGGGCCCGTCCTGCCTGATTGATAGAGCGACGAGAAATCCGGCGCGCCCGAGCCGCCGCCGAAGGGCCCGCTGGGCCCGAGCGGGCTGGTGCCGGGGGGTTGCTGGCTGACGGCCGGCGTCTGGCCCGTCGAGCCGTGCAAGAAGCCCATGATCTGCGCCAGCGATGATTGCGTCGACGGCGCGAGATTCCCCAAGGGCCCCTGGCCGCTGTCCGATGGCGCGCTCCCCGGCGCGCCCATGGTGAACGTCGGCGGCGCCGATGCGCCCTGGTAGACGGCGCGTTCCGCCTGCGGCGCAGTGATGTCGCCCTTCTTCGCTTTCTTCGCCGATTTGAGCTGTTGGCGCACCGCCGTCTTGTCGGCGCCCTTCTGCATGCCCTTCAGCTGCGCCTTCAAGCTCTGGATCTGCTGATTGCGGCCGACGACGGTCTGATAGTTGTTCAGCGCGGTTTGGTAGTTCGACTGAACCGGGCTCGCCGTGCCTGCGCTCGGCGTCGCCGATGACGGCATGCCGAGATTCCCGGTGCCATCGCCACCGCCACCGCCACCCGCGCCGCTGCCGCCCCCCGTAACCGTCATCCCGGGCAGCATCGACAAGAGCGTTGGCGTCATCTGGTTGTAGAGATTTTGCCCGGCGGCATACTGCAGCCCGCCGCCGATCAGCTGATCTTGGACGATGTCGCGCAGCCGCAGCTCTTGACCGCCGGGCTGTGGGAGTTTGGGGCGCTTGTAACCGATGGCAGAAATGATGTCACCAATGCCGCCGAGTGTGCCGCCCATAATACCAAGACCAGCACCTACCCCTGCACCTCCCGCCATATTATATATGCTCCCATTCTAGCCTGTTGACGATACGGCTGATGTGGCCCTGCGATGTGCCATATCGTCGGGCCAGCGCAGACTGCGACTCTCGTCGAGCCGCATAATTATCGCGGATCGCGATGACATCGGTGAGTCGCAGATGGGCCGAGCTATTCCGTTCGCCACGCTGATCCCGATTCCGGCCCTTCTCAGCGCGATCGCGATTGTTGTCCGCTTGGCTGCCCAACCAGAGATGGGCTGGATTCACGCAGAGCTTCACATCGCAGCGATGGAGCACGCAGCAGGCGACCGGGATAGGACCATATGCCAGTTCCCAGCTCAGCCGATGGGCGAGAACCCGACGATCCCGCCGCAGCTTGAAATTCCCATAGCCCGCTCCGGTGCGGCAGCCCTGCCAGAGCCAGCATCCATCTTCAGTCGTATGAACCCGCTCCCAGAAGCGGATCGTCACCGGCCGCCCTGAGCCCTTACGCATTCAGACGCCCCCGATCGTCGCCCGGGGATAGGGCGCCGGGACGATCGCCGGCCCTGGTGCCGGCGGGGGCGGTGGGGGGGCCGGGGGCTCGACGGGCGTCGCCGCCGCCACCAGCAGCCGCAGCAGCTCGGCCAATCCATCGGCCCGCTGCCGGGCGGCGGCTTCTTGCTGCGACAGGACGTGATGCACCAGCTGATAGCCGTCGCCGCTGAGCAGCGTATCGATCAAGAGCGTCGGCGCATCCTGGCTGGCCGCCTGCAGCGCCCGCACTACTTCCCCTTGCATGGCCACTCGGGCTTCGGGACTCATGCCAGTCTCTCTATGCCCGGGCGCCCTAGTAGCGGCCGCCGAGCCCGGGGGTTTTCACGGCGGGCTCGAAGCCGCCCACCCCCCCGAGCGCCGGCTTGGCGGCGACGGGGGCGGTGGGCAGGTTCGGGGCATTCGGCCGCAGCTTGGGCGCCGGGGGTGCGAGCTTCTTCGGCCGCTTCTTCTTCCGGCCGATCGCCGCGGCGAGCGCGCCGGGGTTCTTCACTTTGGACCCAAACGGTTTGAGGGTCGCCATCAGTATCTCCCCGTGGCCGTCGGCTTCTTCACGGTGAGCGCGTCGCCGAGATCGGCCGTCTTTTTCTTCGGCTTCACATGGCCCGGGAGCTTCGTCGTTTTCGTCGCGGCGAAGTCGCGGAGCTGGCTCGCGCTCATGCTGGAGCCATCCATGGACGCCTTCCCGCTCTTCGCGCGTTTCGCCTGTGCGTATTTCATCCCCATAAAACGTTGCTGGGCAATGGACTTGCTAGGCATCACGGGCCTCCACGGCGGTCAGGCGTGTGGCCAGCTCTTTGGCGGCATTGACGAGTGCGATCAGGATGCCATGGATATCGAGCGCCAGGACGTCCGTCTCGTCGGCGTCGTCCGGATGCAGCTTCTGGCGCGTCGACGTGACGCAGTCGGGGAAGACGGCGCGCACCGCATCGGCATCGAAGCCGCACGCCTTCGTCCCGGCGGGCGTGCCGGCGAGCCCGTTCAGCGTGTAGCTGATCGGCTCCAATTGGCAGATGTCTGCGAGCCCGTGCGGGTAGGGTGTGACATCGTCTTTTAGCCGCGGGTCGGAAGGATTCGCCCAGGTCGTGCCGCTTGCTTTCGTCGCAACAGCACCCGTGATGGTCAGGTTGCCGGCAGTGTCGATGATAAAGTTGTTCGTGGTCACCCCGGCGGCGGTCGTATATTGCCAGGATAATTGCAGGCCGACCTGCAAGGCGGCAGACGCCTTGCTCGCGTCGTCGCGACTCCATGCGGAGCCGTTATATTGCTGGTTGTAGGCGATTCCCGCCCAGTCTGTGCCCGGTAACGACAGGACCCGTCCCTTGGCAACGAGCGAGCCAAAAATCACTTGGCTCTGATCCGCGCCCGCCGCTGTCGGCCCGGGTAGCGTCAGCTTGCCCGCGTTGTCGAGCGTGAGCAGTGGTACGGTGCCTGCTGTATTGCCGGCGGGTGCGCGTAGCACGCGGTAGGAGTCGGCAGTGGCATTCAACTGCATGAGCCACGACGGTTTCGTGGCATCGTCTTGTGTTAGCGTGGCACCGTCCGCCGAGACAGCAAAGTTATGCGATAGGTCGCTCAAATCGCTATTTCCAACAGCCAGCCACCGACCTTTCGTAGTGCGATTGCCTAGGAGCATCGTAGCGGTCTGCCCCGAAACTCCTGCCACGCTCAACAGCTTCGTCGCGTCGGTCGGCGTCAGCGCCGTGCCCGTATCGGTCCAGTACGCAGTCTGCGGCGCGCCGGTTGTCTTCCACACGGCGCCGTCCCATGTGTAGACGATGCCGCTCGGCGCGGTGTAGGTCTGACCAACGGTTGGGGACGCGGGGAAATCTGGCGCCGACATCTCGCTAGTTCCCTTCTAGTCGGCCGGCGCGCTTCGTTCTCAATCCATCGGGGGCTGCCATTCGCCTACCTCATGTCGCCAAACGCCAGAGCGTCAGCGACGCCGTAACCGTCAATGCAGAGCCACTATTCTGCGTGACGACGAGCACGACGTAATCCGTCGGATCGGTGACATTGAAAATCACGGTCGTCGCCTGCTGGGTGTTTAAGCTTGCGACACTCACGGGGCCGACGTTACTCGATGCGAGCGTTGTCGCTGCCTTGTTCTGGATGAAACATTGTCGATACCCGGCCGCGTTAAAACTCCAATTCACCATTGCGGACGCGAGATACGCCCCCGCAACGGACGTGAAAATCCTGTCCGGAGTACCTGCAACCCATGCATTCGCCCGCACGATCAGCGACCCATCGAAGGTGATGGTGGGTCCCGCCCCACTATTCACCGTGAATGCCGCCGTCCGTGTCGCATGAGCACCGACCGTCGCCAATGTCGGTCCTGGATAACTCCCCGTTAGGTCACCGGACGCCGGTCCCGTCGGCCGCGACACCGATGGCACCGCATTCACCCATTGTTTCGAATTCCCATCGTCATAATAGAGGTAGAGGTTTTGATCCGGGTCGCTGCGCCACCAGAGATCGCCCGTCGGTGGATTCGACGGCGCCGAGGGGCCGATGAAGACGTTATCGGCTGGCTGCGTCGTCCAGGCGACGCCGTCCCACGTGTAGAGGGTTCCGGTCGCTGAGGTGAATTGTTGCCCGACGGTGAGCGGCGGATTGGGGAAGTCGATGGCTGCCATGTCAGGATCCCTTCATGCCGTCGCCGGCACCCATTGCTGCGATGTCCCATCGTCGTAGTAGATGAAGAGTCGGCCCGTGTCGGAGCGCCACCAGAATTGCCCGACCGTCGGCGACGGCGGCGGGAGCGGCCCGATGAATGTCGCGACGCCCGTGACGGTGATGTTCGGTGCCGGGACGATGATCGTCGGCGAAGCAGCGGGCGTCTGAAAGAGTGGCTTTGGCATCGCGCGTGCTCAGGGCGACGTCGGCACCCATTGCGACGACGTCCCATCGTTGTAGTAGAGCATCAACTGCCCGAGATCGGAGCGCCACCAGAGCTGTCCGGCTACCGGACTGGCGGGCGCGCTGGTGCCGATCGAGACAGGCACCAGGGCGGCGGTGCTGGCGGCCGTCACGCGCCCTTCGGCGCTGACGGTGATGATCGGAATTTGCGTGGCCGAGCCATACGCCGCCGCCGCGACGCCCGTGCTGCTCAAGCTCGGGTTGGGATACGTTCCTGCCAATGAACCCCCGGCCGGTCCCGATGGTGCCCCGCTCGGCGCCGCGGACCAGACGGCATCCGTCCCGTTGGATTGCAGGATGTAGCCCGATGGGCCCAGCGCCAGGCGCGCGAGTGCGGGCGTGGCATTCGCCACCAATAAATCGCCGCGCGCGAGCGGCGTCGTCGTCCCGAGCGCCGCGCCATTCAGCTTCGCCACCGTCGGGCTGGGATAGGTGCCGCTCAAGTCGCCCGATGCGGCGCCCGACGGTGGAAAGCTCGATGGCGTCCCGGTGATCTTCCCCCACGCCACGTCATTCACCTTGGCATCCGTCACGGCCAACGCGGCAAGCGCGGCCGTCGTCACCTTGAGGGGGCCAATGGTGGGGTTGGGATACGTGCCAGTGAGATCACCCCCCGCTGTCCCCGATGGTGGGAAAGTCGCCGGGGCGCCCGTCACCTTCGCCCAGGCGACGTCGTTGATCTTCGCGTTCGTCACGGCGAGCGCGGCAATCGTCGGCCCGGGATAGGTGCCGGTGAGATCGCCCGACGCCGTCCCGCTCGGTGGCAAGCTCGAGGGAAAGGCAATCGCCACGCTCGTCGCCGTCGTCACCCGGCCGTCGGCACCGATGGCGAGCTGCGGGACCGTCGTCGTCGTGCCATACGTCGCCGCGGTGACACCGCTCGCCGCGATTGTCGGGTTGGGATAGCTGCCCGCCAAGCTGCCGCCTGCGGCGCCACTCGGGGGCAGCGTCGTCGGGATCGTCGGCGGCGTCACCCAGGCGGTGGCGTAGTCCGTCGCGCTCGTCTTCTGCAGCTGCTGCCCCGTCGTGCCGCCTGTCGGCACGCCCGGGCCCGCGGGCCCCGTCGCGCCGGTGGTGCCCGGATTGCCCTGCGGCCCCTGCGCGCCCGTGGCGCCCGTTGGCCCTTGCGGCCCGGTGGCCCCCGTCGCGCCCGTCGGCCCCTGGGGCCCTGCGGGCCCCTGCGGACCCGTCGGTCCCACGGGGGGCGCTTGCCAGGCGAGCGCCGGCCCTGAGGTAACGCCGAGCACCTGGCCCACGTTGCCACCACTCGGGATCGGCGGCAGCCACAAGTCACTCGCCGTCTTCGCGCGCGTGACGGCCCCCGTCGCAATGACCGGGCTCGGATACGTCGACCCGGCGAGATCGCCTGCGGGGACGGTGCCGCTCGGGAGCCCACCGCCGCCACCGCCCGATGGCGCTTGCCAGCTCATGCGCGGCGCGCCGTTCGGCCCCGTGCCCGTCACCGTCAAGACGTCGCCGACGACGCTCGAGGTCACCGGCGGGATATCAGGCGGCGTCGACGTGACGAGCGCATGCGAAAAAAGTGGGCGCGGCATCGCTTACGACTTCCGCGAATTGTCCGACCCGAGCAGATCGAAGTAGACGATCAATCCGATGATCGGGAGATCGCCGACGACGCTGCCATCCGTCGAGAGATGCGGCGTGCAGGCATAGCCGTCGCCGACCTTGAGCGTCTGCAGCCGGCGGCGGTTCACGAGCTGCGGGAAGCCGAGCGATTGGCGCTGCACGCCGTCCACATCCATGGCGATCGTCAGCACTTCGCCGGTATTGAGTGATGCTTGCGTCACCAGCTCGATCGCCCGGAAGGCTTTGCGCCGCGCCAAATTCGGCTGCGTGGACGCGCCCAGCGCCGTATAGCCGAGCTGGCCGCATTCGAGCTCAGGGAGATCGATCTGGATCGGGATGCCCTGCGGGGCATCCGCCTGCGCGACGAAATCGTAGTTCGTCCGCCGGCCGTAGGTCTGGGGTTCGACGAACCAGGCGTTGCCGTACTCGCCAATCACCATGCTGGCGCGGCCGTTGAAATTCCGCTGCTTCACGCATAGTGAATTCGGCGTCCAGACGCGCGACGTCGTCATCCGCGGCGAGCCGCCAGATGGCATCTGGCTCAAGTCCCAGCGGATGACGAGATCGTTATCGCCGGGGCTGTTGGAGGGCGCCTGCAGGCTCCGGAGCCCGAACCACGCCGTCTTCGTCTGTGAATCATACGCGGAGACGAGCGTATTCAGCGCTTTTATATCAACCGTGTCGATAGTCCAGCTATGCAACCCGAGCGCACGCGTGATATCAGAATCCCGCGTGCCGCCGAGCGTCGCCACCGCCGACAAGAGATGAAAATGGCCCTGCGGATCGCAGAAGATCACGTCATCATCCGTCGCCAGCACGGCATGCGGGCTCGGCGCGCAGCCGAGCGCCGTCGATTTGATGCGGTAGCCCCATTGCGTGCGATCCGTGACGGTGTCGTCGAGATAGAAAATGCCCGCCGGATACTTCCAGAAGTAGAGCACGCCTTGGAATTCGGCGGCGCCGAAGAGCCGGCGGCCGATATGGGACGCCAGCCGCATGCTGATCGTCGACGACGAGCCGAGATTCGTCGTCTGGAAATCCTCATGGTTCGACGGGACCGACAAGTAGATCCGGTGCGGATCGTTCAGATTGCCAAACAGGATGAGCGAATCCTGGCCCGCCGGCCCGGAATGGACGATGCCGTTGATCGGTTGCTTCGTCGAATCGCGGACGGTCCCCCAATCGAGCGCCGGCTTGGCGATGGCCGCCCCCGACGTCGCATCCCCCGCCATCACTTGCACGGGATCGACGGCGTTGAGATAGAAGAGCTTCCGGAGATTCGTCGCGACTTCCTTGCCGCCGATGACGAACCGGCCGGGCCGGACCTGGGCGAGACTCGAGACGAGCGTCTGATAGTCGAGCTGGCCATGGGCGCCATTGCTGCCGGCTAGGGGCTGCTCAACTTGAAGAAAGCCCTGTGCCGTCCGATTGTCGTTCAGCGCGGTCACCAGGACGGGGCCCGCAATGCGCGTGGCGGCGCTGGCGGTCTGCGTCGTTTCCCACGGTGCGATCGTCGTGACGCCATTGGCCCACGTCCCGTTGATGACTTGCTGCTCGCCGCCGATGATCAGCGTGTCGCCGGGCCGGACGGCATTGACGAGCGCGGCGGGGGCCGTCACTTGCTTGGAGCCAGCCGTCACGCTGATCGGGCTTGCCGAGATGGTGGACGTGCTATCCGGCGTCCATTGGATCTGCGTCACGATCTTGGTCGGGCCCCAGCTGACGGGCATCGTGAGACTCGCCTGGCTATGGCCGCCCGTATTCAGCACCGCATTGCTGGCGAGCGTGAAGCCGCCTTGCGTAAAATCGACGCTGACGTTGGTGGCCGTCGACATCCCGACGCCGATCCCGACGACGGGATAGGATTGCGTATTCCCATTGGCGACGAGTCCACTCGTCGAGAGCGCCGATGCCGTCACTTGCGACCGCAGCCGCAACGGGAGTGGCATGCCGACGAACGCCGTCCCGATCATGTTGACATTGGCCGTACTGGGCGCTGGTGTCACGATGACGAGATCGTTCAAAGCGAGCGCGCCGGCCAGAATCCCGATCCAGAGCTGCGCGCGGAGCGTATAGCCGCCGCTGGTATACGTCTGATCGGCGGCGAGCGTGTAGACCGTCCCGCGAGCATCCGTCACTGCGCTGGCCCCCCCGGCGAGCGAGGTCACGCGCACGGCATGCACGGCATGGGCGGGCAGCGCCGCGGTGACGGACTGCGTCCACGGGGACGGCAGCGGACCCGCCACGCCCGCCAGCACGGTGCGATCGATGATCGTCGTCGTCGGCAGGGCATCGTACCAGAGCGCCGTTTGGAGTGATGGCGCGCTCGGCGCATACGGGGACCAAGCGACGGTGAAGACGAGCTGATCGATCCCGTCCGGATCGTAGTACGTGGCCGCCGGTTCTTTGTTGACTAAGTCGTTTTCGAGCGTGACGTTTTGCGCGAGCACCATCTCGCCGGGGGTCGCCCGCCAGCGGTTCGGGTGAGCCACCATTCCAGCAGAGCCGAAAGGTACGAAGAAAGGCTGCCCTTGCTGCGGCATCTACCAGTTCCACACCGGCAGGCCGCCCGTCGTCCACAAGGGCGGCCCCCACGCCGCCGTGACGCGCGACGGCTGCACGACGCCCCAGCGGGTCGACATCCGGCGCAGGGTCCGCCGGTACTCGTCGGCCATCGCCTTTAACTGCGCCTGGAATTGCTGCCAGATCATCGCCGCCGTGCTGTCGTCTTTGTCGGCTAGGATCAGATAGGCGAGCCCGTACGAGAGCGCCCGCCGATGCTGGATCGGGATGGGCGGCACGCTGCCTTCCGCGAAGACATCCGGCCGGCGGATGTAGTCAAACTCGATCTGCACGGGATAGGGCGTATCGGGCGTGTTCAGAAAATGGGACAACCGGACCTTGCTCTCGTCGACGCGGGCCGCAGCGATCGGTAAGCCGCCCGTCGAGCGGCCGGCGCCCATCGGCCAGATTTGCGGATAATAGCGATCGAGATCGCTGGCGTCGGCGTAGACGTCGATCGTATAGGGGAGTCCGAAGCTCGGATAGGCTTGGATGAAGAGCGGCGAGAGCCCCCGCACAAAATCCGTCGGCAGCTCGTAGGTATCGGGATACGCCATCCAGGCCGAGGTGGCCATGGTGGCGCCTGTCCATGGTTCCTGCAGCGTGATGAGGGTTTGATTGTTCCCGTAATCTTGCTGGCTGACGCTGATCAGATGCCGGGCGGGCGTCGCGTCTTGCTGGATCCGCCAGCCCGAGAGATCGAACGGATCGGGCAGCATCGGCACCGCCCGGGCCGCCCGGCTCCCCATCGTCACGGTCAGGCTCGCCGTGTAATTCTGGTTCGCTGGCTGCGTCAGCTGAATGGTGCCCCGCGGCCAGGCGCGCGCCCAGAGCCAGTCATAGGGTTCGATCGGCGACGGCCCGAACTGGCCGCCCGAGATCAGCGCCCGCTGAACGGTGGTCAGCCACTCATAGGCGAAGGCGTCATATTGCGACGTCCCATCGGTTGGTTCGCCTGCGAGATTCAGCCCGTCGATCTTGAGATCGGCCGCCGTCGCCAGGTAGCTCATGCCGGGCCGCTCAGAGCCAGAAGAGCCGCACGCCCGACACGGCGGCCGCCAGCTGCACATAGACAACCGGCGGATTGGGCGCCTGCGGCGGCGACGCGAAGGCGATGACGCTGGCGCAATTCGGGCTGTAGGGGATCCCGGTATCCCCGGCGGCCCCCTTGAAGATCAGCGGCGTCAGATTTGTCGACGGCGGGACCACGACGAGCATCGTCGTGCCGATCGGGACGGCGAGCTGCGTCGTCCCGGCGGCCCACGATGCCACATCGATCTCGCCGATGGCTTGATCAAACGCCCAGGCGGCGCCGATCGGCACCGATTCCGGCGTGAGCGACGACGCCGTCAGCCCGTCGATATGCCCCTGGAAGATTGCGCGGGCCGTGACTCCCACGGGGCTCCGTTACGCGGCGGCTTTGCTGCGCTCGCGGGTTGGCGGCGGGGGGGGGGACAATGGCGCCGGCGGCTGTGGCGCCGGCTGCGGGCTGCCGGCATCGGCCATCGTTTTCCGGACGTGCTCGATCAGGTGCGCTTCCTTCTCCGAGCGATTCATCTTCGCGCCGCAGAATTCGCAGACGGCGACGACGGCGGGGCCGCTCGCATTGACGACGATGGGCACGCTGGCCATGGTCTGCCGGTACTCTTCGGGGACGTCATCGACGTTCTCGATCCATTGGCCGCCCGTGCCGAACCAGTTCCCATTTTGCCAGGTATAGATCGCAGCGCCGCTCGGATTCATATGGGCGAAATGGCGCGTCGGATTGATCCGCGCGATCTCCATCTTCATCGTCGCCCGATCGAGCTCGAGCACGTGGACGGGTTCCAAGACGGGGATCATTCAGTACCCTTCGACTTCGCAGTAGAGTGCCTGCGTTGCGGGGATCGCGGTGGCTGCCGCCATTTCCTGATCGCCGCCGCCCGCAGCCGCGTTCGCCATGGCGACGAGCTTCGGATTGTTGCCGTCGGCGTTCCAGATCCAGCCCGGATTGTTCGCGCCCGCGACGGGCGTCATCCCGATCACGTCCAAGCGCTGCACGCGCCGCGGACAGCCGAGCGCCCCCTTGTCGAGCGCCACGCCGCCCGCGGTGTAGCCGTTGTTCGTGCCCGCGTTGGCGCCCGTCGGAAACGAGATCAGGACATTGCGACGGATCTTCCCGGGCGCGTCGACCAGCCGATCGACCTGGCTATAGGTGATCTCTGCCAAGGTGATGTTCGCCATCGGCCCCTCTTACGTCGAGCTGACGACGTCGGCCGTGCGCGAGCCCGCCGGATAGACCTTCGCGTAGAGCTGGCCCGTGCCCGTGGCGACGGCGCCCGTGATCGACAGGCGCAGCACCTGGCCCTTGTCCAGATGGATCTTGGTCGACTTCCTGAGACAGCCCCCGGCGGGGAGCCCCGCCGCCGGGCCCGTCACCGTCGCTTGCACGCTGTAACTGCCCGCGATGGCCGGCGCCGTGGCCGCGGTGAAGACGAGCGCGCTGGCGGCGGTGACGGTGCCGATCAGCGCGCCGACTTCGACGACATCGACGCCTTCCGTCGCGATGAAGAAGCCTTTATCGCCCGCGGGCGTCAGCGCGCCCGCCAAGGCGCCATCCGTCGCCTGGACGTTCGCCGGGACGCTCCATGTGTACGTGCCTGCATCCATGCTCATTGGCTGGTCCCCTTCCCCATCTCTGTGCCCGCGTTACGGCGTGGCGAAATTGTTGCCCGTGACGCGCAGCACGCGGGCTTCCCGCGGGTTGGCGTTGGGGTGATAGAGCCCGAAACCTAGCTGTCCATACCACGCACATCCTAGGTTCCTACCATAATCGTCGGCGATCTTGAGGCGCAGCTCGGGCGTCTGCGCTTCCGCGAACGCGACGGCTTCGTCCCCGAAGATGAAGCCCTGGCCGATGTTCGTCGATGCGGCGGTGGTCACTTGCAGCACGGTGTCGTGGTTCGTCTCGATCACGCGGATGTTCTCGACCATCCCGATTTCGCCACGCTGCAGCTTCTCCGGGTTGCCGAGCACGTACCACTCTTTGAAGAGCGGATCGACGCGGATCGAGCGCGTGGCGGCCCAGTTGAAAATGCCGATGTACGCGTCGCCTTCGCCGAAGTACGGCATCTTGAGCGTGCCATACGCGTAGTCACGGCCAAGCTGGAGATGCGCGATGCCGACGGCGGCGGATGCGGCGACGGACGGCGTCCCGGTGGTGTCGATCGTGACGCCGGACGCCGATGTCGGCGTGAACGTGATGAGCCCGGTCTTGAACGCGGCCCCCGCCGAGACGTCGAGCGTCAGCTTCATGATCTCGCGCAAGCGCTTCTTGACGAAGGCGGGTAAGTCATACTTCGCCCAATCGTCGTAGACATTGGTCCACGTCACCGCTTCGCCAAATTCTTGGATGATGAAGCTCGTGCCGGAGATGCCAACGGCCGTCTCGGGGATGCGGATGTTTTCCTGCAGGATGCCCTTCGTCGGCGATTCCGGCGGCCCCGTCATGGTGAACAAGTTGACGGTATCGCCCTTCTTCTTGCCAAATCCGTCAACCGGCTCGACCCACTGTATGACTTCGGCCTTTTCAAAGCTCGCTTCGTACAGCTCCTCGCTCAGGAAATGATTCCGAAAAGGTCCGCTCGGTGTATCTTGGCTCCAAGTTTGCATACTAGCTTTCTCCTATTCCCCTCAACCGTCGCTCATGCAGCCGTATGTCCCAAGAGCACCGCCTGCCGATGGCGGATCAGATCGGAAATGGTTTTCGGCTGATGGCCCCCGGAGGCCGACGCGGCGCTGGCGCCGGCCCGCCGCGCCGACCGCAGCATGACGGGCGGCGTCGTCTGCGCGGCGGCGGGTTCCGGCTCGGCGTGCGGCACGGGATGCTCGCCGCGGATGGTGGCGATCTCGTCTTCGGCGAGCTGGCCGATCTGATCGATCGCCATCCCGAGCGGAAGGTGCTGCAGGTTGCCATACTGCTCGTTGTAGATCGTCTGCACGATCCGCCGATGGTCGCCGAGCTTCCGGCGCTCCAACATCTCTTCCATCGTCTGATCGTGGACGGCTTGCGCCTGCGTCCGGAGATCGCGCCGCTGGAGCTCTTGATCGACGGCCGCCACCGCGCCTTGCACGAGCTGCGCGTGCGCCTGACGCTCCCGTGCGAGCCGCCCCTCGAGCGCCTGCCCCAGATTGTCGGCCCACGCGTCTTTGTTGGCGAAGAGCAGATCGGGATCGGGGATCGCGACGATCTCGGGCTCGGCGGGCGCGCGGACGGGCGGCGCGCTCCATTGCGGCGTGCCGATCGATTGCAAGAGCTGGCGGCGCTGCTCGTCAAGCGACGAGCCATAGGCACCCGCCAGATCGGTGAATGCCTGGCGGACGGTCGCGGCGTCGTCGGGCGCCAGCTCGACGATGCGGCTGCCGAGCTGCACCTGCTCGCGTGCCGGGGTGGCTGGGGCGGGGGGTTGGTAGCCGTTCATGCGAAGGTTTCCTCACTGCGCGCGGTGGCCAGCTCGTCCCGCTGACGTTTCTCGGCTTTCTCGCCGGCCGTGACGGCCTGCTTGAGGCGATCGACGATCCGGCGATAGGCGGCGATCTCATGGCAGACGGCGAGCGCCTGCTCGGCCGTCAGCGTGCGGTTGGTGACGCTGTCGCTGAGCCGCCCGATCGTCTCGACGGTCAGCCCGGTACAGAAGACGTCGACGGCGTCCAAGATCGAGCGCGACGCATGGCCACGCATGATCAGATCCTGCACCTTCGGGTTGAAGTCCATTCAGCTCGCTTCGATCAGCTGCTTGCCAAAGCGGTCGGTGGTGAGCTCGATCTCCAGCGCGTGCCCGGCGCGCAGCGTATCGATCTCGCGCGCCAAGCGGACGTGCTGCTTACAGGCGCCCTCGAGCACGTCGACCAGTAGCCGGAAGCGCTCGGGGATGTCGGGCCGCAGCCGGAGCTGCGTGGCACGATGCGCCAGCGCGTCAGCTTTCGGCTCTAAGCGGCCCGTGTCATCCGTCATGGAACCCTGGAGATCCCAGCACGGGTTGCCGCGGAGCCGCCGGGCCGCCGTGACGATCGCGTGATGCAACTCGAGAAGCGTGTCCCGATACTGCGCGATCCAGCCGTGATCGGCAGGCAGCTCGGCGAGATGCCACGCCAGCCACTCGAGCCATTGGCGCGCCTTCGGCAGCGCCCCGCCGCGGATCGGGGCCACACTTACTCGCCCCCACCCCCGCCGCCATCCCGGGCCTTGCCGAAGGGATACGCCTTCGGGACGTTCTTCCAGCGCGCCTTCACCGTCTCGGCCATCGTGCCGGGCGGATAGTACGTCTGATACGTTGGCCGATTCGGCGCATCCGCCTCTTTCGGATCGGTCGCTTCGTAGCCCTGTAAGAAATCGTCTGGCATTACCGCACCGCGCTTTTCTGTTTTGCGTGGATGAGATCGCTGATGGTCCGCTTGCCTTCGGGCCGCACGCTGACGCCATGCACGGCCAGCGAGAGATCGGCGTGCCCGTCCCGCACGCGGAGCTCGTCGGTGGTGGCGTCGAGCGTCACGCGGAGCGGCTTCCCGGGGGCGAACGCGCTCTTCAGCCGGTCCGGGTGCGGATCGTCCAAGCAGAGCTGCGCCGTGCTGCCGCTGTTCGGGCTCGCGCTGACGAGCATCATACGCCGCTCGGGGGCGGCTGCCCCTGGCCTTGGCCAGCTTGCTGTTGGTTCGCTTGCTGCGCCAGCCGCGCTTGCTGGCCGCCCGTCGCGTACTGATTGCCGCTCTGACCCATCATGTTCGACATGAAGCCCGCTGGGCTGGCATAGCCGCCGGCCCCAGCGCCGCCATACATGCCGCCGGTCCCTTGGCTCCCCATGCCGCCGCCGGCTTGCGGATACTGCCCGAAGCCGCCGCCCATGTTGCCGCCCGCCATCCCCCAGGGGCTCATGCCGCCGCCGCCGTTCCCCATCGTGCCGCCGAAGCCGCCGCCATAGCCGTAGGCGCCACCCATGGCGCCCATGTTCGCGAGCGGGCCGCCGAGCCCGGCTTGATAGCCCATGGCGCCCGCCTGGCTGGCCATGCCGGCACCAGGGAAGCGTGCGCCTAAGACGCTCTGCATCCCCGGCGAGTAGCCGGCGAACGGATTCGGGTTGCCGCCCGCCATGCCGCCCAGCTGGCTCATGCCGTAGGGCGTCAGCTGATCCCCCGCCTGCGTTCCCCGCGGCCCGGCGAAGCTTGGGGGCGGCTGCGGCGTGCCGCCCGCCCCAGCGGGCCGGTTGAAGCCGCCCGGGCCGCGCTGGCCAGTCAACATGAAATTCTGGACCGCCTGCGCCTGCGCGCCGGTCGGATCCATCCGGTTGATCCGGTTGGCGATCCCGGGATGCTGGTAGGCAAAGCCGGGCGCCGTGCCGGCTGCCTGCGCGCGCTGAAAGGCCTGCTGCTGCTGCCGGTTCAGCCCGAGCCCCAACCCGAGCCCCTGGCCGGGCCGCGCCGCAGGCGTCGGAGCGCCAGGGGCGGCCGCGGTCGCAGGGGCGCGGCCGGGTTGGCGGGGGGACGGGACGCCCGGCACGCGGCCGGGCCGGCCACCCGTCGCCTGGCCGAGCGTCGGCTGCGTGCGGGTGGGGGCAGAAGCTGGAGCACGGCGGGCCATCTACAAAGCCTCTCTATGCCCAGCTGCTCAGACCCATTCGGTATCGAAGTCTGCCGCACTCTTCTTCGTGAGCGTCTGGCCCGCCGCGCCGCCTGCGGCGACGCCCGCGCCGGACGGTCCCTGCGCGCCTTGCGGGCCCGTGGGGCCGGCGGGCCCGGGTGGCCCTGCCGGCCCTTCCGGGCCCGGCGGGCCCGCGGGCGGCGTATGGCCGGTCGCGTGCCAGGGTGTCGGATGCGGCCACTCGATCGGTAGCGTCATGCGCTTCCCCCCTTCTCACGGCAGCTGCGGGCCCCGCTGGCCCATTGGATTCGGCGGCGGGCCGCCCGACGCGGCCGCGGGATTCGCTGCCGGATTCGCCGGGCCCCCGGCGCCGCCGCCTTGATTCGGGGGCGCGCCCGCTTGCGCGGCCAACAGATTGGGATCGGGCATCGGCTCGCCCGGGTCGCGCTCGACGTCCGCCGGATCGATGCCCAGACTCTGCAGGATCACCGCGTATTCCTTCGTCGGCGAGAACCGCTGCGTGATCACCTGCATCAAGGCGGGATTCGCGGACGCTTGCTGCCGCAGCATCATCAGTTTTTGGAGGTTCTTCACGGCTTGCAGCTGGTATTTGTAGCCGCGGACCTTGAACGAGACGGACGATGCGAAACAGACAAACCGCTCCTGCGGGGTCATCAGCGCGAGCGTCTGCGCGTTCTCCGGGCCGACATACGCCCCCCAGCGCGTCACCATGCTGGCATCGGCGAATTGCCAGAGCGTCAACCAGCACAATTCGAGCAGCGGCTCGATGCCGGTGTCTTCGAGTCGGAGCGCGATGTTGGAGAAGAGATCGTTGCCGGAATCTTCCACCTGCATGATCTCGGTCGCCGACTGTTTCCGCTGCGGCAAGCGGCCGAGCTGCAGATCGTTGATGCGGAACGCTTCCTGGCGCATCCGCGCGATGCGATCGAGCACGTTCAGCATGTCGGGCGTCAGCGTGCCCGTGTCGACGCGCTTGACGACATCGATATCGCCCGCCGCTTGGCTGACATCGAGATCGAGGCCCGGCGTCAGGCCCTTCGCGACCACGCTCGGATCTTCGAGCGCCCAGCTCCGGACTTCCCGCACGCCGAGCGCGGCGTTGAACCCGGCATCGATCATCAGGTTCGTCAGCTCGCTCTCGGCTTCGACGAGCGGCCGCGCGATGTCGACGAATGCGTGATGCATCTCGGCGGTCGGCGTCGGCAGCAACGGGATCGAGATGATGGGCCGGCGGCCCGCCCAGAGCAGGTCGCGGATCTTGACGGGTTTCCGCACCACCGCCGTCCCGCCCGCCGTCAGGAACATCACGTTCCGCATGAGCAGCGTGCCGCGCTGCGGATGGATCAGATCGCCCCAATACTCGCGCAAGAGCACGCGATGGAGTGGTGCCCGCAGCCCCGGCGTGATGCCTGTTCGCCGTCGCTGCTGCTCGGTCTTCTCCATGCCGGGCGACGCGCGGCGCATCTTCTCGATCTCGTCATCCGTGAACCCGAGCTCGGGCAGGTCGGCGATCGCGATCTCGACTTCGTGGATGTCGTAATGCTGCGCCGGGGACGGATCGGGAAAATGATCCTCGAAGGGGATCAGATCGATCTTGAGGCGCATCGACGGCCGCATATATTGGGTGAGCGACCCGTCGGGATCGACGCGATACTCGGCGACGGGCTCCGACGCCATCAGCACCTTCCACGTCACCACCGATTCGATGCAGCCGAGCTTGATCGAGTCATACACCAGCCGGCCGATGCCGTAGGTCGTCGGCATCTTGTCGCCTTCGACGGCCAGCCGCTCGAGCTCGGTCGCCAGAATCCGCGCCGCGGCCTTCGCGTTTAACCCGGGGAGCGGGGGCTCCAAGCCTTCGTAGGTGGCCGTGAACCATTCGGAGAAGCCGACGAGCTGCTGCGAGAGCTCGGCGCAGACTTGCTCGAGGCTCGTCTCGAGCGACGGGATCACCACCGCGGATTGCCCCGGCTTCTTCTTCGCCAGGAATTCGAATTTGCCGTGGAACGCATCCCAGTTCCGCCGATTGAGTTTCTTGCGCGTTTCGCGGGCCGACTTGGACGTCTCGTAGGCTTGCTGCATCGCTTGCAACAAGAGAGCATCGTCGACGTCGGGGAGCGGCTGCTCGTCGTCGAGCGCCTGCAGGATGGCGCCCGGCGGCAGGTACTTCAGCTGCTCGGGATCGAAGGGATCGGGCGGCTGCGGCTGTTGGGGCGGTGGCGGCGGCGCGCCGTTCCCCATGCCGGGCGGCCCGCCGAGCGGCGGCAGCGGCGCCGGGTTCGGCCGGGTCGCCAAGAGCGCGCCGGGATCGAGCGGGACGCCGGGGCCGTTCATTGCGCCCATTCCCGCGTGAACCCGTAGACGGGGGGCAGAATCGTCGCCCGCCGGACGGGTTGCTTCCCGGCATGCGCGATCGCGGCCGCTTCGCGCATCCAGAGCACGTACGTCCACGCGTCGGATGGATGCGTCCGCTGATAATACGGATCATCCTTCTTGTGGCTCTTCTTGATGTGGCCGCCGTCGGGGCTCCAGAGCACTTGCTCGAAGTCCGCGATCAGCTCCGGGCAGCTTGGCGCGATCTCCATGCGGACATCGGCGCCGCCGATCCCGAAGAGGAAATTGCACAGGTTGACGCGGTTCCGATCGGGCGGATTCTGCGGCGGCACGGCCAAGCGCACGCGCGGGCCGCCGACCATGGACGCCAACAGCAGCTCGTAATCCGTTTTGCCGGTTTGCGCGTGGACGTGATCGGCCATCGCGTCGCCGCAGATCACCAGCTCATGGCGATGCGACGCGTAACGCTCGCGCAATTGCTCGCCCAGCTCGCCGATGGTGCCGGGCCGCAAGACGATCTCGTCGAGCGCGCGCCAGATGCGGCCGTGTTGCTGGCCGATCACGCAGCACAAGGGATCGACGTTCACGTCGACGCCGACATACAAGGGTTTCAACGGATCGATGGACTGCGGGCCCAAAGCCTTGTTGACGTGCAGCCGGCGCTCAAACGCCGCGTAACAGCGGGCGCCGATCAACCCGGGCAGCAGCTCGCCGAGAATGCGGATGCGGAAATCCAGCGAGTCCCGGGCATACAGCCGGCGCGCCATCGCGAGCTGCTCTTCGGTGATGTAGGGATTATCCGCCATCTTGACGTTGATCAGCTTCAGATCGTCGGGCGCCCGGCCATGGAGCCAGGGCTCGATTTTTTCGCTCCAGAGCCACTGACAGATGCCGCCCGCCTGCCCCGGCGGCGGCAGCAAGGTCGCCGCCATCCGAATGAGGCAGCGCTTGCCGGCGCCGAAGCGGATCGCGCATTCGTTGTAGATCGGCCACGTCGGCGGTTCGTCGTAGTCCACTTCATCGACGGCGGCGCCCGCAAACTTGTCGCGGCCCTGCTCGCAGCTCTTCAGCACGCACCGCCAGCCATCCTTGCCGATCACCTCTAGGTCCGGTTGCGTGCGGATGGTTTCGATCTCGGTGCTCGGGATAAACGGCGTGATCCCGGGCGCGCCTTCGTAGAGCTGCGGCACGATGTTCTGCCGCGACATCGCGTTGGATGGGGACACAATCCAAATGAGCTTGGCCGAGCCCGAGCGCAGCCGCCGCGCCACCCGCGCGCAGAGCCCGATCGTTTTTCCGCTCCGGTTGGCGCCAACGAAAAGCACTTCGCGGGCGTCGTCGTCTTCGACGAAGTCCCGCTGCTTGGGATACGGCCGCTCATAGTCGCGGAAGTGCCGGAGCGCGTCTTGCGACACGCGCCGCTCCCATTCGTCGACGATCTCGGCGGCGTAGTCGAGATTATCCAACGAACCGCCCGGGCGGCGCGCCCATCGTGATGCGCGCCGGGATCAGGCCGACGAGCGACAAGAGCCAGAGAATGATCGCGACGACCAAAACAACCCGAATAATCTGCTTGATCGTCGGATCGATCGGTAAGAGCGTTTCGACGAGATACAGGACGAGCCCGATCACGATCAGGATCACGATCAGCTGGATCAGTGGCATCACGCGCCCCCTTCCGGCGCCGCGGCGCCGTTCCCCGTCGCGACGACGAGCGGCTGCGTCGCGTGACACGTCGGGCAGACGCCGGTTTCCGTCCACGCCCGCTTGAAGATCGCCACCATGGCACTGAGGAGCTCGGCTTGGCTCTGCTCACTCGCCGGTCGGCGGGTGGCGCCCGGGCCGGCGACGAGCAGCGCCAGCCGCGTCTGCCCCTCCGACGCCCGCATCACCTGCGTCGCCGCCGTCGCGATCTTCGCCGACACGTTCGCCACCTGCCCCAAGAGCTTCGCCCCGTCCGCGATGTCGGCTTTCTTCTGCGCGACGTAGTCCCGCACCATCCCGACGAGCGTCTTCGCGATCGGTTCGAGCTCGTCCCACGTCCCGAGCATCCGATCCGACGCATCGAGCGTGCGCCGCGCGACGTCCACCATGCGCTCGCCCGAGAGGGCTTCTAAGCCCTGCGGCGCCGTCAGATCGGTGGCCGGCGCGGCGCGCGGGACAAGCCCGCCGGGCTTTTTGCGGTGCCCGGCCATGCGCCGTTAGTCGCGGCCCGTCTCTTCCGGCGACTCCCCACCGCCCGGGCTCCCCGGCCGGCAGCCTTCGGTGGTGCCCCGGGACCAGCCCGGCCCGGGACTCTTGCGCGCTTCGTTCTCCGCTTCCGTCCCCGGCGCCGCCCCCGGCGATTTGTCCCCGGGCGTCACTGTCTCGTAGCCGTCAATCCATGGCATGGCTCAGAGCTCCCAGACGACACTCTTCGGCGCCGTCTCGTTCGGGTCCGTCGGCTCGTCCGGCCCTCCCGGCGGCGGCGGCCCCTCCGGCGCGGGCTCCTCGTGCCCCTGCTGCTCCTGCTTCGTCGGCTGCTTCGGATGACTCATGCCCTTCTCTCTATGCCCACATCGTGCTATCAGGCCCCCGTGCGCCTGTTGGCACCAGGATACCGAGCAGCCGGTGCGGCGGCGACGATCGCTCTCGTGCTCCCAGATCGTCGCCGCCGGCCGACCGCACCGCCTATGCTGGGGGCCCCATTGCAGCCGTAAGGCTGCGCGCCCGCGCCCCGCTCCCCGTCCCGGGCTACCTGCCCGGCCCCGCCCGGGCCGTCGTCCCGTGGGCCCGCCGCTACTGCGCCGCCACCGCCCGCCGCTGCCAGCTCGATCTCGATGACGCCTGGGATGAGACGCTCACCGCGCTGCTCCGCGCCGCCGTCTACTTCCGCCCCGGCGCCGGCACCTTCCGCCACTACGCCGCCCGCACGGTGGTGCGCGCGCTCTGGCGCTACGGCGCCCGCACCACGCATCGCCGGCCCACGATGCCCCTGGAACTGGCCACGCATGAGCTGCCGCCCCTGCCATCGGCCGAAGAGCTGGCGAGCGCCGTCGAGCTGGCCCGCCGCCTGGTGGCGCGGCCCCGGGAACGGGCCGGCGCTGCCGCACCGTCGCCCCCCGTCGGCCGCGCCGTCGCGCGCCGCTAGCGCGCGCTGGTGGGCGGATAGCCCCGCCCGTGGCCGCGCCCGGTGCTGCCCCCCGGCGTGCAATACGCCCGGTGACACGCCCGGCAGCGATCGTTGGTGCAGTAGTGCTCGCGCGTCCCGCAGACGTCGCACGGCCGCACCGGCCGCCCGCCCTTCGCTCCGTTCGCCGCCGCCGCCGCCGCCTTCCGCGCGCTCGTCGCCCGCCCGCCCACCGCGCCCGCCCGCGCTGCCTGGCAGCACGGGCAGACGAGCGCCACCTGATGGCGGTCGCAGATCGGCGCGCTCATGGCTTCACTCCCAGCATCGCCCGCCACGCCCGCGTGACGTCCCGCTTAAGCTGCGCCCAATGCTCGGGCGTATCCCAGACAGCGAGCTTGCAGGGCCCGCAGCGCCAGTGATAGCCGCCTTCGCCGTCCCAGGGGCCGACGTTCCCGCGCGCCTGATGGCAGCGCTCGCACGCCCGCCGCGCAATCTGCCGCCGCTGCGCGGGCGTCATGCCGCCCCCGCCTTCGCCACCGCCCGCCGCCGGCTCGCCGCGAACATCTTCGTCATGGCGGCCGTGCGCTCGGCGTCGGTGGCGAAGTAGTGCGCGGGCTGCGTCGCCCCGTAGCGCGCGCCGTTCCGCGTCGCCTGCATGCAGAGCAGGTAGTAGGTGCCGGGCGCCCGGACCCAGCCCGACGTGGCATCGGCGGGCAGCGCCGCGAACGTCACGACCGCCGTCTCGATCCGTACGCCGATCGCCCGGCCCCGCGCGT